GTTGTATTCTCTTAGAAGAAACTATACTACAGCAGAAGATCCTGATTCTTTCAAAAATATCAAACTCTTCGCTCCAACCATCGGAATTCGCGACTTCGATGGTTTATCAAACACATCAGATGTTACAGTTTCGACTGAGATTGATTCGTTCGTGAGTGACTCATCACCACTCCAGGCTGACAAACCCGGCACCTCCTTTGTCGGGGGACTCGGTGAGCGATTCACTCGGTGGCTACTAGGGATCCAAGTCCCTCCCAAAGTAGAGTTATTGGCTCAGGAATTAGTGATGGATTCCGACCTCTCAGTTAATCTGGAGGAACCGTATTCTAGTGATGTCACTGTGGTATCCCGCCGCAACCACACTCGGTATATTACCGATTTGGTTGATGAGTGTAAGATATCCATAGAAGGTATCACTGTTGAGACCAAAGCTAACCGTCTCGTTGCTCGCCGTTGGTTGAGCAAAAGAATGGTTAGTCGAGGTATGCGAACACACCACATCAAAACCATGCTACCCATAGCCGTGGAGATGGTGTTCGTGCTCAATGAGTATGAAATCATTGCTCACCAGTTGCGTTATAGTAAGGCAATCCTTGATAGGAGAGACTTGCAAGCGACTAAATATACCCCTCGCCATAGGCCGTCCTTCTTCAACTGGTTCGGAGCTAAACGCTCCGTTCCGGTTGTTGCGGATGGCTGAGCAGGCCTCGCGTCACTACCTGGGGTGGACTGTGTTCATAGCACAGCTCCCAACCACCCTGACCTGAAGGTAGTACACACGGGAGGTCTGTGTAAACCGCGCAAAACTTATTGCTTCACGCGTTTGTCAAGTGAAGTGAATTACGCAGTTTACGATGTAAATATTCACACATTAGAGCGGGCAGTGAAGGAGCGCGTGTTCTTCGTTCGAAAGAATGGAGAGTATGTGTCTCCTCCACGGCCTGACCCGTCCCACTTCACACAACAGTTAGTTGATATTAAGCAGGTTCTTAAACAACACGCCACTTATACCACCC